AATCCTATTCGGGATCGACCGGGTTCAAGGGCGGCACGCTCCTGTCCTATCTGCTCACCAATCGCCGTATCAACAAGATCGCGGTGACTTACGAGCTTCAGGGCAATGAGTTCTTCGGGTTCATTCCGAACGCGGAATACATTCGCCCGCTCGTCGGCATGGCCGTCAACACGACCGCCAAGGTTCGTCAGAATCCCACGGATAACTACCAGTTCCTGATCATGGGTGCGATGGGTCTCGAAATCCGGGCCGATTACAACGGTCGAACGGGAGTATTCTATTCCACCTTGGTGAATTAAGGTTGAGGGGCAGCGCCCCTCATTCCACCCAGCCCCACCTCTCTCGGCGCATGATCAGTCCGATAGCCGAGGGGGTAACGCCGAAAAGCGGGGCGATTTCCTTGTACATCATAGAGCCTTGCATGGAGCGAATCCGGCGCACGTCGTTTTCAGTCAGCGAAGCTTGGGTGTTCTTCATTCCTCTTGTCGTCGTCCCGTGCATGATAGCATCCTGCATATTTCCTGATCGCGTCTTCCAAGACAAATGGCTAGGATTGATACATCCCTCGTGACCGTTGCCGCAAGAATGCGCGGTATCAAGATCAGGGCTTTCAGGATCGCCATGCACCATCCTGCACATAATACGAGCGGCGGAACGTTTCTTTCCGCCCTGTGAAATGGTGGCATAGCCAGCGTTGTTCCGTTGGAACGGCCATATCAAGCATTCATTGCCAGTGTGCCCAACGTGAGCAAGCAGCCACTCCATTGGCTTGCCTCGCTCGATAATGACGCCGCCACGCTCACCGGTTCTCCAAAGGCGAATGTAGTGTGTGCCGCACATTCCGTGCGTTCTTGCAGGCTTGCGGCAACCATCGACAGAGCATAAGGATTTCGTAGCCATTCTGACCTCCTGTAAAGGTTGGCTTGGTTAGGGCCGCGCGGTGTTGGTAGCACCGTTTGCGGCCCGCTTATTATGGCGGAAATCCTCTCGAAAATCATCTGAAATCAATCCGATGAAAGGATTAGTCATGCGCGTGAAAATCACGAAGCCGGGCATCTTTGGCGCCAAGGGTGAAATCCCGGTCGGAACCGAAGTGACCGTAAAGGACGAGCCGAAGGGCTGGGCCGGTCGATATGAAGTCATTACCGGCAACGGTGACGACAAGGCTGCAATCACCAATCCTTCTCAAGGTGAACGTGAAGAGCTGAAGAAGCAGGCTGATGAGCTTGGCATCGAGTACGCCAAAAACGTCTCCAATGCAAAGCTCCAGGAATTGATTGACGCAAAACTGGCGGAATAACGAACATGGCAGGCTACGGCACAGACGATCAGTTCCAGCAATGGCTGGATGATAACGGATACACATTGCCCGATGATGCGCCGTCGCTTGCCGTTCTTCGTCAGCGCGGCAGTCTTTACATCGATGCTGTCTATGGTGACCGGTTCATCGGTCGCATCGCCACATTCGATCAGGAAAGGGCGTGGCCTCGCGTAGAAGCATCACTGAGGGGCACAGCGATACCTTCTGACGTAATCCCGCAGGCGGTAATTTATGCCTCGTTCTACGCAGCCTATGAGGAAGCGGTGAACCCAGGCAGCCTGAACAACTCAGGTTCTTCATCGTCTGCGATTGTTCGCGAGAAGGTGGGCGATCTTGAAGTTCAGTATGCGAATGCTCAGTCCGATGGCACGGCAGCATTCCTCACGCCTTTAATCTCGACAGTTGATGGCATGCTCGCACCGTATCTGCGCGATCTGGATGCAACCTGTCTCTGGCTGAAATCGGTAGGCTGATGGCCAAGTTCAACTATGCCCGCTCGGTAGCCACGGCGAACCGACTGATCGACAAGTTCGGCCAGACTGGCGCTATCCGGCGTACTGAGACATCAGGTGACCCGTGGAACCCCGGTACGAGTGATATCGACTATCCGTGTACTCTGGTCGCGCTGGATTACGACCAGAAGGACGTAGACGGGACACTGATCAAGTCGACCGACAAGAAGGTTTATATCGCCACCAAGGGCCTGACAATCCAACCGACGACAACCGACAAAGTCATCATCGGCGGTGTTGTCAGTTCAATTGTTCAGGCGAAACCTCTGAATCCGGCAGGGACTGTGGTGTACTGGGAGCTACAGGCACGGACGTAGCTTCGCCGCATCGATTGGCGAGAATAGTTTTCATTCCTTTGGACAGGAATGTGAGTTGCATTGCTTCACCAACAAAAGTGATTGTGGCGTTTTCACTGGCTTGAACGCTGTCCCGAGTGCAGATGAGCGCAAGAGTGTACGTTCCGTTGATGTTGTGAATGCTCATGACGTCACAATCGAGGTCTGGATATCTCAATTGCGTGGGTGAAATGGTGAACGTTTTACCGTTGTTCACACACCATTTTCCAACGATCGGAGCAGGGTCAGCCGGTGCCTGTTGCGCAGTATCTGACATGGAAGCGACTTCTGTGTTTCCGCCACAGGCTGAAAGCAACGACAAAGACAGACTAAACACGGTAATGCTCAATCCACGAAGCATTTAAGCCTCTCCAGTTCTACGCAACTTCACAAATTGGATAGACGGAAAGCTCTCTATGCTCAAGCGTCTCACGCCACGCGAACGGTTTGAAACCCTTATCGCGACATACGAACCAATTCTGCGCGCCGCGTTTATGGCAGCCGTGGAAGATATCCGATCGAACATTGTCCTTCGCCGGATAGTTGAACGGCTGGAAAAGGGCGATGTTGCAGGTGCCATTGATTCGATGTTCATCGAAGAGGCAGCATTCAACCCGCTTGAAGAAGCGCTACGACAGGCATTCAACGCGGGTGGAGTCGATACCGTTTCGAACATGCCGGCACTGAACGACCCGGAAGGCCACACA